TTGGTCAGCAGATTGAATATATCTTCGTGAGTCAGTGCATCTACGTCAATGGCTACTGGAATTGTCTCAATATCCAACACCTGTGAAAATCCACCTGCGGCATACATCGTACACCTTAACGCTGTAAGATTTCTTGAGATACCGATACCACTTGAACCGCTTGCAGTAACACCGCTTGAACCACTTGCTAGCACAGAGTACAGTGCATGGGTAATGTCAGTTTCATCTGAGGATGAAGTATAAACGGTCGTGTATGTATCTCCGTCCGTTGTTTCCTCAATCTTGAATCGACACTTATAAGCTGTACGTGCTGTTGCTGTACCGTCACGGTAGTAACCAGATAATGTAATGTAGTTCGGCACAATCGTGTTGTCCGCAGACATTTTCACGATACTTGACGATGTTTCCATGAAGTACGTTCTTCCTGCACTTCCTTGCGGACCAGTTGCTCCCGTATTCCCTTTTTCTCCCTGTGGTCCTGTTGCCCCTGTCTCTCCCTTGATTCTTGCCCAAGTGTAAGAACCAACCGTTGTAGGGTCTGCTTGGTTATAGTCGGTGCAAGTTCCGATATATGTTCCAACGTCCTCTCCCGAATTAGAAGTGAACGTCTTACCGCCATCGTTACTATACTTAACATGGAAATATGGTGTTTTACCGTCCGCACCTGCCTTACCTGCCGTTCCATTCGTTCCGTCATTGACAGTCTGTGTATGTGTTCCATTTTTATCTGTAATTGTGATGGTTGTTACTGTACCGCTTTTTGAAATTGATACTGTCGGAGATACACCGTCATTTCCTTTAGCTCCCTGCGGTCCAGTCGCTCCAACTTGTCCATTAAGAACTATTCCAGATGCAGTATAATATGCGGTAATACTTTTTGTAGCATCACTTCCTTTTGCAATAATTTCATATGCATTGCCCTTTTCTAATCCTTTCATACCGATAAAAAGATGAGTAACACGAGAACTTCCCCAAGTGTCGGTCATTGCAGAACCACATTCTATTAATGTGTTTCTGGCGGTTCGGGTTAATCCGCTTGCATCCGCAGTAAACAAACATATTATTTTTCCAGATGCTACTGCACTCAATGGGCTGTCTAATGCACTTGCTGTCGTATATGTATCATAACTTTTTATACTTTCTATAGCACCACTGGATGGATTGATAACTACTAATGTATGTCCTCTAGTTGGCATAAAATCATATTTAATTCCATTTATAAGAACATATGATGCATTTTTACTAATTCCTTGAACCGTATCATAATTAGTACCAGATACAGTAATATACGTTGCATTTTTACCGTCAGTTCCGTCTTTACCTGCAACACCCTGTTCTCCTTTATCCCCTTTAGCTCCTTGAATACCCTGTTCGCCTTTAATCTTCGCCCAAGTATAAGAAGCTACTGTCGTTGGATCGTTTAGGTTGTAATCTGTGCAAGTACCAATGTAATCTCCTACCGTTTCGCCAGAATTGGAAGTAAAGGTTTTTCCACCGTCATTTGAGTATTTGATGTGAAGATAAGATGTTTTTCCATCAATACCGTTAGTACCTGCGATACCCTGTGTACCTTTTTCTCCCTGCAATCCTTGGAATCTTGCCCATGTATATTTAGATGGGTCGCTTGAGTCGGCTTCTGTAAAGTCCACGTATGTTCCAATATAGGTAGATGGGGTTTCAGTCATTTGAGAAGCTGTTGTGGGTTTTGCCACAGAACTATACTTAATGTGAAAATATGTTGTATCTCCACTAGCACCCTTAGGTCCTTGGATTCCTTGTTCTCCTTTTGGGCCTTGAATACCTTGTAGACCCTGTGGTCCTTGGTCGCCTTTTTCGCCCTTTTCTCCTTGCGGACCTTGGATTCCCTGTTCGCCCTGTGGCCCTTGAGGTCCAGTGGCACCCTTTTCCCCTTGCGGTCCAGTAGCACCAGTTTCTCCCTTTGCACCCTGTTCTCCTTTAGCTCCCATCTTACCGATGGAATATGTTGTGCTTGTGGTTTTATCAGAGTAAGTATATATGGTCCTCGTCCACAGATATTGATTTTCTGCAACGTTTGGCGGTGTTTTGCTCCATGTTCCTGTTGGTGCTACCGTTCCGCTGTTGGATGCTTGATAAGTCGTTTCAGAACTTGTGATACTTCTACCGCTTGCTCCAGTTTCTCCCTTATCTCCTTTTGCACCTGTCTCTCCAGGGATACCGCCTTTTAATTTAGCAATGTCAAATCTTTTCGTAACAGAATATGTATTTAGGTAATTTGCTGTAATATCCACCCATCCCACGTCTGTTGTTAATGCTGTCACAGTGTATGTGTGAGTTGAATTGTTCCAAGAACCTACGACACCGCTTGACTTCTGCACATTATAAGTACAGTCGTTAGATATGTCGGTATGACCGTACAAAACCTGTGCTGTCGTGCGGCACTCTGGAAACGTTGTGTACTCTCCCTTATAATCTGTCGTGATTGCTTGATAATCGTTGTCCAGATTGATAATCATTGCACGAGATTTTCTGGCTTCTTCCAGTGCCTTATTGGCTGTCTCATCGTCCGTGTACTTGTTAAGCTTCTGCCAGTCGGTTTCCACATAGCTTGCACCCTCTCCCCTTGCTACCACGCAAGTAAGGATGTCTCCGTTCTGTCCTTGATTCCACATATCTCCTGTGTCATAAGGTGGTGTAGGCTGTGTTAGGAATACACGGCACTTACTGTTAGCTGTAGACTGTGCAAAAGATGCTGTCTGCAATGCTTTTGTGACGTCCGTATCTTGTACTAACTGCCACTTCCATGTATCGCCGTCTTTGAAAAATCTGTAAGCATAACCTTTAGATTTCCAGTAAAACAAATCTCCCTCATGCTTCTTTTTATCATCTTCTGTTGTCCAGTCAGAAGCAGGGATGTTTTTTAGAGTTGGCTCATAGTCGTAGTAGAACGTCTCGATCTGTCCGTCAATCTGGTTCTGTAGATCAGCTACACTTTTTGTAACTGTTTCTGCAAAGTCTGATACTTTACCGTCTGCATAGTTCTTAGATTCTTTCACTGCATCACTGATCGCATCGGGTGCTGATTTACCACCGATTGTGACGTTATCCCCAGAAATCTTTACAGTACCAGTCTCCATGTCTGCATAGAAGATGATATTTCCAGATTTATCTTTGACAGTTAATGCACCAGTGTTGATATAATCTGCATTAATACCCTCTGTATAAAGCAATCTTGCTACCATTTCCCCAGTGATCGTAAATCCGTAAGGATATGTCTTACCACCATCAATAGAGAATCCGATAACTTCCGATGTCAATTTAATAACATTCTTTGATTCTACTAATGTTGGTTTGTCATGCAAGTAATATATAGTCGAACCATCTAACAGTATTTCCTGCGTTGCATACATTCCATTACTGTTTTTTAATGCTTCTTGCATCTTATCTAAAGCATTTTGACGGTTATTTCTTTCCTGCTCAACTAACTGTTTACCTTGTATGATCGCTTTTTGATTACTTGATGTGTAGTTGCTCTGGTTACGCAATGGAGATTCTGCACTATTCTTTAATGTTGTATATCCGAAGAATACAAAGTTTACATCTGTTAATACTGAATAGAAGCTATTTTCTCTCCAATCTGTAACTTTAATCTTATCCATAAACTCTGCTATTGGATAAGATATATAGTCCATCGTAAAAGCTCTAAAAGTCACATTTTCAAACTTTTCATAAATCCACGAAATAAGTGTCTCTTCATGCCCTGTTACAAGTGGGTTCTCTACAGATAAAACATAACCATCTTTACCAACTTGTACCGTTTTTTCTGTGTCACTTGTATTGCCATCATCGGTTGTAGTAACCTTTTGTGTCGTTCGAACGCCTGTTACCTGCACATCGTTCGTATCACTTGTCAGATTATTGTAATCAACCAATTTATGAATATTCTCATTATCATAATCAAAATCATAGGTCATTATCTGCAATCGCCCTGTGCGGTCAATTCTTGCATTTCCGCAGGCAATCATTGCAATAAATCCTATAATCTGTCTGTGCGTGTACTCGCTAGATGGCATGGTTGGTATTTGGAAATCGTTATGTAAAAAGTTACTGTCTCCAATCAAGATACCACAGGTATCACAACTATCTATCAATACACTCTTTGCTGTCGCAGGAAACGTCAATGCTGTGCTGTATGCCTTATCTGCTTTATACATATCATCGTATCCAACAATTGTTACAACACTTCCATAGGTTTCTGGTTGAGTGACAGTAAATGTACCGTATTCAATTTTTTCTGTTGTCTCTGATAATTCAAATGTTAGATACAGTCTGATTTTTGCTCCGAAGAAGTCATAATTGGATAAGTGATCATCGTCATTCATGATTTCTAACTGTACATTACGGCTGAGTGCAACACCTAAAGGAATGGTGTTAGCACCTGCCGCATCGACCAGACTATTATTATCTATTGAAAAATCATCTTCTCCTAATGGCAGTACAGTTCCATTCGCAAGCGTTACTTCTGCATTGCATTTAAAATCTTGTCGTTCTGTCATTAGCTGTTTAAATTCATCACTTACATTTATCATATCGGGTTAACCCCCTGCATATTGAAAGATATACTTGATACTTTTTCATGGTTATTTTTAAGTGTTTTTATCTTAATGTCCGATACCTGTCCGACATAAAACTTTGCTGTTCTCCACTCTCCGTAAAATACAGAAAAATAATGTAAATCAAAAGATTTACCACGTGCCACCATTTCTAATATTTCCGTAACCTTAGACATTGGCACATCCGATGCACTGTATGTAAATCGCTCTACTGTGAACATCGGGGTAAACTTTCCTTTACCAGACTGTGCCCTCGTGCTACCTTGCGTATAGGTAGTTTCAAAAGCTACGGCTGTGTCTGAATCTGGTTGCCAGACTTTTTTATTATTGATTTTTATATAATCCTGTGCCATTTTTTACTCCTTTCTACGCAAGGCTGAATGGATTTCTACCATTACTCATTTGTCTTAGTTTTGCTTCTTCGATAAATTCATCAAACAACGTCCTGCGGTTAATCTGTGCTGTGAAATGATAATCCCCACCATTGTTACCGCTGTTGTCTGATTCTAAGGACTTCGTAACAGATAATAGCTGTTCAAGTAAATTAAGTACGTCATTATTGTTACTGTTTGTGCTGTTCTGCTTTTGTGCGATCACTGCGGATGCTTTCGCAGGTATTATCTTACCTGTAGCAATCTCTGGTGTTCTGAACGGTACATTTGCCAACTGTTCAGACTGATTCATAAGGGTTTTGAGTGTATCTGGAAAAGCTTTTTCCAAACCTACTGTAATACCGGCAGGAATCATCTTACCTACCGTATCTCTCATAAGTCTTGATGGAGAATGGATTCCAAAGAAATCTTTCACACCCTCCCACGCCTTTTGTGCAAGACCTGTCATTTTATCAACCAAAATCCATGCAAAATCTCCAACACCTTTTGCAATACCTTTTACTACATTCATTCCAACGCTGCCCCAATCGACATTTTTAAATGTAGTTTTCATATCTCTTATCGCAGATGTAGCTTTTTTTGATAATTCTTTAGGAAGATTTTTAACCGCTTCTATGATATTGGTCAATATTTTCCCTGCCGTTGTTTTAAGTCCAGACAATTTCCCAGTAATTCCATTGCCTATCCCTTTAATTCCGTTTTCTCCAAGTCCTTTGAGTTTAGACGGTAAATTCTTTATCGCATCAATCAAGCCATTGTATGTATTCTTCATAGCATCAACCGCAGTATTTTTTGCATTCATAATTCCGTTTTTAATACCTGTGATGAGGCTTTTTCCAAGTGATAGCCAATTATAAGCTGTAAATACACTGACGATTGCCTGCACAATCTTTGGCACGTTTGCGATCAATGTCGGTATTGACTGGATGAGACCTTTGAGCAAGATTGCGATAAGCTGTACTCCTGCAAGTAATATCTTAGGGGCATTATCGTTAATAACGCCTGCAATATTAATCACAATCTGTGGTACATTTTTGATGATGTCTGGCATTGCTTTTGCTATACCTTTTGCAAGATTTAACATAAGCTTTAAACCAGAATCTACTAATTTTCCTGCATTGCTTCTTAAGTTTGCAGTAAAACTCGTCAATGCTGATAATCCCTTACTAATAAACTGCTGTGTCCCATTTGTAATACCTTTTGCCAAGTTATCCATAAAAGACACACCAAGCTGTGTTAATGCCGTGATTGCTTTTCCTGCAACAGATATTGCACTAACAAATATTCCAACCCAATCAATAGATGTTAATAATGTTGCTAATTTTGTGCCAAGCTGTGACCAGTTTGTTGTAGTAAGTGCATTATCTAATGTTGTTAATATTCCTAATGCTAATCCAGATAAGCTTGTACCAATAGACTTAACATCTATCTGGTTGATCGCACCATTCAAAAATCCACTTATTGACGTTCCTATCTTTGCCCAGTTAAGAGTATTTACAGCTCCCTCTAACATTTGAAACGGAACATTTATTTTATTCGCAAACAACCGCCCTACATTATTCCAATTCACTTCATTGAATAAACCGTTGATACCTGTTGCAATTTTTAAACCAAGATTTTTCCAATTGATTCCCTCTATCAACAGATTCAGTGTGTTGACAATTGTATTAATACCTGCACCCACAGTACGTCCCATTAAATCCCAGTCTATGTGATCAACAAGACTATTGAATGTCCGTGTAAATGCGTTCACAAAATATGTAATCTTCGGGCCTACATTATCCCAATTGATGGCATCATAGATTTTTTGCAATCCTTTATTGATACCAGATGCAATGTAAGTCCCAAGTCCCTCCCAGTCCTCTTTTTTTATGAGGTTCTTAATTTTCTTAGCAATGTCCGCAATAGAAGATTCAATAGGAACTTTCTCAAACATATCTCCAATGGATGGTCCCGTGTATCCGCCACCACCTCCGCCACCTGTTGATGGCGTTGAGTTTGAACTAGGTGTATTGTCTTTTTCTTTCTGATACTGTCTGATTTCGTCCAGACCAGAAAGATATGTCTGCATCTCTTTATTTGCTTTTTTTGTTGCATTTGCGTTTTTCTTTGTAGACTTCGCTGCACTATTAGAACTCTTAGAAGTCTTTTGCAACGATGCAGCATAATCTTCTTGTACAGCTTTTGCTTTTGTAAAAGATTTCTGTCCTGTCAGTGCTGCTATGAACATACCTACATAAGTAATCGCTCTTGACAGCATATTTATAAATGCCGTTAATATAGGTGCTACTACAGACAGTATTGGTGCAAATGCTGTTGCTAAACTGTTCTGTAGCTGTGTTAATGCCGACATCATAGAAGATATCGAAGCATTAGTAGCAGACGAATATTGAGCAAGGTTATTTATACCTGTCATGATTCCACTATTTACTTTAGAAATCATACCAAAAACAGTAGAATATAAGATACTCATTCCAACCATTCGACCGATTGAAAATCTTGCATTGTTAGCACTGTTTGTAGTGCTTGTGAAGTTCTGTGCCAGTCCTGCAAGACGTTTTCCAAGTCCAGATACTACTCCGCCCATTCTGCTAAAAATAGATGAAATACCGCCTGTTTTAGTCTTAGCACTGTCGGCTGACTGACTGACATTCTTGAACGATGAACCAAGCTTGCTATTTGTATTAACAAGCCCTTTTTCTTTTGCATCAGTCTTAGATATTTCCTTATTTAATGCATTTAAGGCTTTCTCGCTTTCTTCTGATGCTGTCTTTGCGTAGTTCCCTGTAATCGGTGCGGTACGTACTTTTTCTGTTTGTTGTGCGGTTGTTGTTCCGCTGTCCAACTGCTTTTTCTTTGCTAATAATTCGTCATATTGTCTGCCGAGTTTTTCCGCAGCACTCTCCAACGCTAAAAACGCAGGGGAAGAAGTTGCATTCTGATTTCTTGCAAAGATTTCTTGCTGTGCCGTTGCTACCTGCTCAAACTGTGTATCAAGACGTTGCAAGGAATCTTCAAGAATCTGATATGCTGTTGTCTTGATATTTGAATTGCTGATTTCATCCTGCAATTGTGTTGTTTGTCCTAAATCGGTGTTTAAGGATTCAACACTCGTTTCTGTACCTGTGATTTCTGCATTTAATTTTTGTAATGCTTTTGCACTCTCTTCGCTTGCAAGGCCTGTTCCACCAGTAAGCTTTGCACTTTTAGGTAGACCACTGTCTGTACTCGCTGTCGGTGCTTCTAACTGCTTTTTCTTTGCAAGAAGCTCTTCGTATTGCTGATCTAGTTTAGCCGCTGCACTTTCCATTGCTTGAAACGCAGGAGAAGAAGTTGCACTCTGATTTCTGTTGAATACATCCATCTGTGCTTTTTCCAACTCTGCAAGCTTCTGTCCTGTGGTTTCTATCGCTTTATCTAACGTATCAAGTGCAGTCGTTTTAATGTCGATGTTATCAAGTTTCTTTTCTGCCTGTGTGGTCTTTTCCAGTTCCTCAGCCACGGTCTTTGCTTTTTCTTCGACAACATCCATACCTTTTGTATCTGGTGCTTTTATACCGCCACTCATGGCTTTTTCCATTGATTTCCCAATGGTTTTCACTTGATTGGATAAACGTTTTAAAAGGGATGCGATTTCTTTCACACTTGCTTTTGCTTCGGTTGTATCAATCTCTGTTTTGATATAAATACTTCCATCCGCTTTTTGTGTAGCCATTCAATCACGCCCCTTTCCCATTCAGTAAATCGTTCAAACGTTTCTGTTCTTCTAATTCCTCTTCGGAATATTTAACATCTAGGTCAATAAGCGTTTTATTTTCTTTGTAGAACTCTCTTTCCCAATCTTCCAGTTTCTTTCCTTTGGCTTTCTTCATGCGAACACTAAGAATCTGCGAAAACAAAGACTCCCCAATTTCCATGTAAGCTCCTAAAAAAGTCCACCAATGTAAATACTGCATAGCTCGTATTTCTTTTCCAAGTACACGGTTAACAGATGGGATGATAACTGGTGCATCATGTTCCCAATCCATCACATGAGGTTGCTTCTTCCCATCATCTTTGATACCCATGTCAATAAATTCGATGGCTTTTTCAATAGCTTCTTCATAGTCTTGTGGTGGCATATTTCCAAAATCAACGTATAAAATGGTAAGGCAAACAATCCACTTTTCATCGTTTTCAAACTCTGGATCATTAAAAGTCTTTAATATATCCAGAATTGCTCGAAAATCTGTACGAATATCGTACTTAATGCCACCAACTACTATGGATGTAGGAAGTTCCCAAACTTCCATTATTTGTGATATTTAGACGTTGCCCTTTTAATTTTCGCCTGTTTCTTTTTGATTCTCTGGTCTGTTACCTGCTCAATAACGTCCGCAATCTCAACGATGATATTCTCAATAAAGAAATCTCCACTTTCTGTTAATGTCAGCGGATTGCAGATAGCAAAAACAGATTTAGAAGCTTTAGAGTTGAGTAAGTAATCAATCTGTTCTTCTAATCTGTCGGATAATTCCAGAATATCTTTTTCTGTTGCATCTTCTGGTACTTCCATCTTTTCAAGATTTGCAACTACCTCTTCGTATCTTCTAATGATATTTAAATCAACAGGATTGAAAGAAAATCTTCCAATCTCTGCATCATCTTCATTGGTCAGTACCACATTTAAGGCACCAGTTTTGACTTTTCTTCTTAATTCTTCCATTGCTTAACCCCTATTTCCCTGTGCTTGATGCATTTACTGAACTTGTAGCTGCTGTAAATTTACCTGTTTCAACGTTGTAAGTACCTTTTGTACGTTCTCCAACATAATTGACGGTAAATGGAATCTGATAACCAGATGTATCCCCACCGTATGATGTAGGTGTTACATAACATTCCTGCTGATATGCTTCATAAGCTCCACTTGTAGCTTCTTTCCACATATGCACTTCTACGGCGTTTGTCTTTAAGTTGTCGTCTGTGTAACGATTATCAACAATTTCCTGCAATTTCTGTGATAATACAGAGTCAGCCTCTGCATAATAAGGGTCAGCTTCAGAAGATACTTCATATCCGTTATGCTTAAATGTTGATTCTCCGATGATATTTTTAGATGTTTCTGTGTCTGGATTCAATTCGACATTGTACTCTTCTAAGTCTTTTCCCAGACGTTCATAACCAGATGTTCCGCCACAAAGTGAACCAGAATCTAAGAAATGAGCCATATATTTACGTGCAATTTTACCTGTTGTAACTGCCATTTTGATTCTCCTTTATCTTTTCAAGGTTAGTGATCTGCTCCATAATGCAGACCAGTTAATGTGTTATCTATCTATCAAAGTCATTTTGGTATCGGGCAGAAATGTTGATTGCCCAATTCTCAGACTTGTTTTCGTTTGTGCTGTCCAAATATGCAGGTGTCTGTCTGTCAATCGTTAAAAACTTTCGATTACCTGTCAGAACCGGATATTCTTCTAGCTTATATGTATTATTGTTAATCGTGATTGTTTGTTTTTCTAACCATTTGCCAAGGTTGTCCAACCACTCCTTAATGTCTGCTTTCCTCTTTGGTTTTGTACCGCTTGCACGACATATCACGCAAAACGGATACAGACATACCTGTGTGACGTGTCCTGTGATACTCTCTTTTTCTGATTCAATCACTGCACCGCTTACTGGGAACATTGCTTTTCCGCTTGCATCATCTAATGTAGAAAATGCAATTTCGTCTCCCTCTCTTAATTCTGGGAATTGATTTACCAGTTCTTGCAATGCTGTTGTGATCACGTCAAAACCATCAATGTCGTACTTGACTGGTTTCTTTTCTTCTGCCATTAACTTCCTCCTGCCTGCTTCTTAACATGAGTAACCCATGCTTTACCGTGATTCTTCTTTGCTGTTTCAAACCATTTTGGAGTCGCTTTTGGATTCTGGTAGCTTAAGTCAACTTTTGCATTGGTATGTCCTGCAAATTCAGTGACTAATACTTTCTTAGCACCTTTTCTCGCCCATGGAGACCCTGTTAATTCGTCAACCATACCTTTACCATAGTACAAGAAACGTCCCATCGGTCCAGTACCTGCACATACCATCCCAGTACCTGCAAGAGAAGCACTTTTTGCTCTCGTTACGTTAATGAACGTACCTGTTTCATGTGGCATATAAGGAACCATATCGGTCATAATTTGACTATCTAACCAAAACTGAGCATGCTGTATCTGGTCGTCAAATCTTTCAAGGCTGATATTCGCAATCATGTTAGATGTATTTATATTGACATTTCCTAATTTCTTTTTAGCCATGTAACCACCTACTTCGCCATAACTTCAAAATGCGGAATAATATCATAAAAAGCACTGCCAGTGATCGCAAAGACATAATCATACTTAAGTTTCATCTCTTCGTAGAATCCGTCAATATAATCATCCTCTGCAATCGGTTCTTCATTCTCCCATTCGCCAACGATAAAGAAATCAAAACTATTCGCCTTAGAACTAAATGTAAGTGCTTCTGACAGCTTATCATTCGTCTGTTTGCACCATTCTTTAGGCGGTAGCCATAATTTACTCCCTACCATCTTTTGACCGCTTTTTAGGCTATACTGCACGTTTAATACAGCATTGTCCTGTGAGTCAGAACCGTACTTTGCAACGATGCTTGCTTTATCCATGTTTAGGTTCGTATTATGCAAAATAGAGGGATACCATGTATCTCCTAATTTACTTTCATACCTATTAAAAAGTGTGATTGTATCGTTATACATCGTATCCCCCTGTCTATAATGCCTCTGCTTTTTTAAAAGCTTTGAAAATCTTTTTAGACTGTAAAGCAAACCAGTCAATCATTTCTTCATTTTTTGCCCAACAATCTACGTTGCAAGACTGCCCATCTAAACCACTTTCATATAAGAAAGCGTGCATAATCTCATGCCTAAGCACACTTTTTTGAACCGATTCAATGTTATCCACAGAATCAACACTTTTTTCAAGAATTGCAACGACTATTGTTTTATTTGAATAATCGCAATAACCAGACAATTCTTGTAGTTTTTCATCTTCGTTCTCGTGTCTGAATCTGATTTTATATGTAGTTCCTAAAACATTTACTTTACAATCTTTCATAAATACTCCGTTGGGTACATTCCCATATACAGCAAATTAACTCCGTTGGCATCTGTGACACCCGATAAGTAGTCTCTTATTGTGTCAGAGTATAACTGCTTTTGTGCTTCTTTATCCGCTAGACACTTATCTATCAATGTAGCCGTACCTGCGTTATTAGAAGTCACATAACTTATACTCTCGTTTCCTGCACTCTTAGATGCTACCTGCTTACTCATCACAGTTCCATCTTCTAATGTGATATAACCCTGTGATGCTTCAACTCTCGTTTCTGCCTGTTCAATCTTATATGTGATTGACAGAAGTTCGCAAACACATCTTTTAACTGCTTCTGCATCATCTTCATCTGTTGGAAAAGCAATCTTAAGCTTTTTGACATTGTCCACGCCTGTTGTGGCATTATCTATCTTCTTGCAAGAATCCCAGACCAGACGATTAAAGTCTGCTTCTGGGATTGCTTTCTCTCCAAAAAGGGTTTTGTAATATTCATAGTCAACATAATTTGCCATGAAATCACTCCTTTTTATCCGTTGGATTTAATAACACCCATGCGGATATTCTTCTGGTTAAATGCTAAAGACCAGTTTGCTTTAGCTCCTAACTCTGCATTTGTAGGAGACTCTTTTGCGATCTTGTTAGAATTAATAGAAAATCCGTTAGGATGTAATACATAACCCTGTTTTGTATACAGCTTTTCGATACCGGCAGATGTTTCTGGGTCATAGTCTGTATAATAAGGATTTTCATAGTTTGTCTTATCACAAGTCAATACTGAGCCTGTACCAAGCATATAAGTTTTGTATACTGGGTTTGTTCCTGCTGTATCAACTGTAAATCTGTCTGTTACCAGTGGGATAAATCCACCGATTGTAGGAAGATTTACTTCTCTTTCTACTGCGTTAGCAATAGTGTATTTGTTGTAGTCAACAAGTCCCATTGCTTTGTACTTTGCATAAATGTAAGAGTTTAATACAAGTAATCCCATCTTGTCAGCGGAATCTCCTAAAGCTTTCTGCTGTGCAAAGATAAGTGTTGTATCGTCAATTTTGTTTACATCTCCAACAGTACCCTCGCCAGTTAAAGATAAGTCTGTAATATGGTTTTCCATACCAGACAGACTTAAAACTGCATCAACTGTAGCCATTAAGTCACGTGTTCTTACCTGCTTATAAAAGCTTGCAACAGAGTTTGCAACATGAGTCATAGGGTCGGCACCTGTTAACTCTTTTGTAAAGTCTTTTGCTTTCCAAGCTTTCATTCTCTGAATTAACATGCAAGTCTGTTTCTTTCCTGTAATTTCAACAGGCGTATTATCTGTTTCTCCATCGTTGTTTAAAGCCTGTGAGTCCTGTTCATCAATCGGTGTATAGAATGGAATTGTTGCGATATTTCCTTTTTCTCCGATTAAATCCATGATTGTATTGTCCTGTGCTAACACACCAGATGCAATAATTGCATCGTTCCATGTTGGGTTTTCTGACATAAACTCAGAAAAAACCTCTGGGTCAAAATCAAAACCGCCAAATCTTCCTGTTCTTGGCATAAAAAAAGTCCTTTCTACCCTAAATAAGAATAGATAAGGACTTATCTTTGTCCCATCTACCTACAACTATTAAGGGATTTTAGGTTAGCGGCTCACTTCCATATTGTGAGTCGGTATTATCTATCTGTCGTTTAATAAGGTTGCATAGTAGTCTGGGTCCTCTGCCTTAAGCTTCATTCTGTCGTCTAAAGACATTTCCCTTAACTTCTGTGTTCCCTTTTTCTGCTCTCCGCTGTTGAACTTAGTTGTAAAGCTTGGGATTTTAACATCTGGTACTTTCTTTTCATCAACCAAGATGTTCTCAATTGGTTTCCCATCTTTAGTAGTAAGTTCTTTAAATACATCTTCTGCATTTTTCCCATTCTCTTCTTCTAATTTCTGAATCATCTGGGAACGGATAGAGTCTTCTGTGATTGCATTTACAAATTTTTTATCAGATAAGAAATCTTTTACTTTGTCTCTTAACTCTGTCTGCTTAGCTTCTTTTGCTCTTGCTTCTTTTTCATCTGCAAGTTCCTGCGTTAATGTTGTAATCTTAGTCTTAAGACCGTCAACATCTTCTTTCTCTAAGTCGGCTAATTTAGACTGCACTTCGTCTAAAGATGTTTTGTATTCATCTTTTTTCTCTACCTGTTTATTGTAGTCAGCTACAGTCTTATAGTTTTCAGACATTTTTTTCTTTAAATCCGCTTTTTTATCTTCTGGGATTTCGATTCCTAAATCTTCTAAAATCTTTTCGTAATTTTGCATATATATCCTCCTACGATATTTGTATACCGCTCGTCTGCGGTAATGGATTAAGGCTTATAAACCTAAGCCAAGGTAAAAGAGAAGAGTGGACTTGAACCACTCTTGAGCCTTTAACTCTCTCTTAAAGCTTACGGGAGGAGGTTAGTTGATTGAATCACATGAGCATCAAACAATCTACTCTTTTATTGTAAGATATGGAGACTCTTTTTTTCTACTCATTTTTCTAATTTTTTCACGAAAAAAGCACCATGCGACAACATGATGCTTCAACGTTTTTTGGAGGAGTATGAAAAAATTACAGCTCTACCAATAAAGGGTCAGAAAATAAATGCTATTGATCGCCACTTTTTGTGGCTAATGGAAACAACAGGATTCGAACCTGTGACCGTCCACTTATGAGGTGGATGCTCTAACCAACTGAACTATGTTTCCACGGACCTCGTGAGAAGTCCTGCCGTATTATACTTTATAAAATCAATAAGAAAAAGGGTTGTAACATGAAAAATCTTCGAAACAAATCACATACTAGCAAGTAAAAAATGATTTATTCAACAACAACTATTATTTGTTACAAGTATTATTGTAAATGCTATACTATGGATTTTTCAATACACTTTTCATAAGTTTTTTCAAAAATTTCTTTCTTACATGGATAGATTTCTTCGTTTACGCCAGTAATAAGCATATCATCTTTTGTCATGAGGAAATCTCCCTCTAGTGTTGGGATAGTGTAAGAATTGCTGTCATATTGTCTAATGACGTAACCATTGTACATAAACTTAACAGGCATACCGTTAACCACAGTATCAGCGTTCTCTGCTCCGATTCTCATAAGCTCATCAAACGTGATTGCTTCTATCTCAACAGGCTTCTTTACATATTTAGCCATACTTTCACTCCTTATTCTGCAATCAACCATTCATTAGATAAGATATTGTTTAGTGTGTATTCCACCATTTTTGTATCTCTAATATCTAATAAGTCTCCCTTTTCTCCGTTGTCTTTATCTCTACACTGCATCATGATAGTTTCTTTTTCTGTATCCCAGTACCAGAAACCACCCCACGATGGAAGTTTTACTTTACGCCCTGCTTTCATTCTTTTAAATGCTTCTGCAAACGACATGCCGACATCTTCCACTGCAAGTTGCACTCTATAGCCGTCCTTGTGTACGATTCCATCTTTTCCATCTGTAATTGATGCAATCAGTTCTCCATCTTTTGTGATATTTAACTCTTTAAAATTTATACCGTCAATTATCATTCTTATTCTCCTTTACATCTCAAACTTGACATTTTCCCACTTCTTGTAAGCGTCCATGTACAGCTCGCTTTCATCTCCGTTGAATGTCATTTCATAATACATGCCATCAGATAATGTCGTGCTTAACAGTGCTTTGTGGTTCTGTAATGTTTTGGAATACCAAACAACATACACGTCATTCATTGTAATATGATTGTTGTCTGTCTTGTCCATATGTCCGTTCACATAATCAACAATCTTTGCTTTGCATACCGCTAAATATTCTCTACTTCCCATTTTTATTCTCCTTTATTTCTCGTGTGTTGTCAGTGCGTTTATTAACTCGTCTCGGGTTTTTTTTAGGCCCTCGATGTTGTTCCCTGTGATTTTGTTCTCAATCAAATTAAACATACTTTTCATGACTAAATTAACATCGTCCTGTTGGCTGTTAATTGTGTTGTAGTCACTGTTAAGCTTCCGTTTAATATCTTTGATGTCTGTCTCTATTGACGTTATACGTTGCTCTAAATCGTCCGTAGGCTTCTTGTAATGCTTATAGGCTTTATACAATACACCTACAGCTCCACCAATGGTTATAATCCACCCACACGCAACCATGAATTGATTAATAGTTTCCAAATTATTTACCTCGTGCGTTATTATACCTAGTCGCTGCACCTCTAGCAGATGATGATTGACTCCTATCCCATCCTGCGGTGTTGAGTCTTTCGTTTTGTGTCTTAAGATTGTTCTGCTTGCAGTAATCTTTATAAGCTTGATTCTGCTTCTGCAATAGTGCAGCTTTTTTCTGATATTCCATATCAAGCTCATGCTTTAAGGCTTCGTCCTTTGCATTATCCACAGCCGTTTTCATGCCGATTAACTGCCGTTTCGTCTTTCTGATACGTCTTTCAAGCTCTCTCTGGCGTTTTCTCTTCTCGTATTCCTTGCGGTTCTCTTCGCTGTCATAGTCCTCGAACGGATTGTTTATTCCATCCCCTGGTCCGTGGGAGTGTCGGCAGTTCGCCCCATGGATTCCTTGCACGTTTCCCATACCGCAGACCGAAAAAGGCGGAAATCTTGGGTCATTACCGCTTTTACTGTAAAACTTGCCTTGCCACCAGAAGTGATTGATCAAATTGTCCCCACCGTTCCCAATTCTGGCTCCCAGATGGGCAGATGTGAGAATTATATCCCAGTCCATCTCGTCCATACGTGCGTCTGTAATATCTGCTGCCATCTGGCTTACACCAGTACGGACCGCTCTCGCTGTAGCTGTCTCTATACTGTCTCTACGTCCACTTGGATAGGTTACGTCTGCCCCTTTGTCTATAATGTCGTTAACAGCTTCTTTGACCGCTTCTGTGTAGCTCGTTGTACCACTTGCAGTTTGGTTGTATGCCTTGTCCACTGCATCTATGTAGTTATCGTGGCAGGCGTTCGGCATCGTACCAGTGTAGTTATGCATCTCTCCCTTGGTCTTTTCATAATTCCTCTGCAACAATCGTTGTAGATAAGGACTTTCCCCGAGTGGTTTTGGTTCAAGACCTGCCTTTTTATATACTGCATCATCCCACTCTATAGCCTTTATACCTGCTTCTTTCATTGTTTGTGCGATTGTATCAATGCTTATCTTTGTTGTTTGTGCAATCTCTTTCTGTACCGCCTGCAAGATATACCCTGCATCCTGCAATACATCCATCTGCCACTTGTCGATAGGCGTAAAAAGGTAATCTTCGCCACGTCCTAGCCTTATCATCATTCGTTCGATAATCACAGATACAATTTTGTTATGCAATTCCTCCGCCTGCTTCTCTGCTTTTTCTGGAACATACCATAAATAATCTGGCGTTAGCATTATTCTTCATCTCCCCCGAATAGGTCTGGCTCTTTCGGCTGTGCTTCTTCTTCTAGTGCTTTCGCTTCTTCTTCACTGAATCCCTCAAATTTAACTAGGTAATACCAGAATGGGATCTTGTTAGAAGTAACATAGCTGTACCATCTAGCTCTATCTTCATCTTCGTTGTATGTAATGTCCCCAAAATCATACACGGTCTCATACGGTCCGCTTGGTGCTAATTGGTACAGATCGGCGAAAATGTTAAGTGCAGCTATTAGATTATCCATGCAGGCTTGTAGTTTGTCTCTCACGTCCTTAATAAACTGTATTGTACGTTGCTGTTCTGCTTCAACTCCTGTGGCTGTCTGGATGCCTGTAGTCTCGTTAAAAACAAAGTAGCCGTTAGAGAATCCGCACTTATACCCAATCTGACTTAACAAGGCATTGATTCCTGTCAATCGTGTATCTGTATTAAGGCTTGGGTTTACCTCTTGATAAAACCCTTTAATGTCTGAGCTGTTTACATTCTTGACAAACTCCGGCAATCTCAACCGCTTCTTGCTTCTCTCGAATCCATCTTGCGTATTGTTTACTCTTGTACCAGTCTCCATTAACTTGTCGGAATCTAACAGCAACATTCTTCGGCTGTCAAACACCTCTGTGGAGTTTCTGCTATACGCTATGTCCAAATCTTTTAGTTCTTCGATAGCTTCGTAAAAGATTGGCAAGCCCAAACTGCAATGAAAGTCTACGTTGTTTGCCTGCGGTGTCCTTAAAACCGCATACAGACGTTGTCCGTTTAAATTTGCAAGCCCTACATCTTCTAGTTCTCCACGCCACGGTGTCTCGTCTATGTCAATTGGCTTTCCTGCATCGCTCGCATCCTTAGAAGCATAGCAACGATTAGTTATTTGATAAACATCTTCAATGTACCTGTGATATTCCAGTTTTGTGTAGTACGTCTTGCCATCACTAGAGCTTTCTCTATGTACAAAAACTATTCCTTGAATCTCTCCGTTGCTTTCGTCCGTTACAATAAAATTCTCTGGTGTTACCAAGTCTACACTCGCACCGTTAGGCTTTAATACAACTGTACCATACGCACAGCCATATTCTACATGGTGCCGTACCTGCTCCAATTCCTTTTCAATCTGCTCCTGCAACCAATTAGCTCTTGCACTGCCATCTATCTCTATGCCTATTGCAAGTGTAGCAAGGCGTGCTGTCTCACTGCATACAGCTTTTGCAAAGTTGATAGTCTTTATATGCTCGTCCTTGTCTAACCAGTACGGACTGCCCTTATAGATGTATGCACACTTTTCTATAGCTCTCTGCATCTCTGGACTGGTAACAGTATTAATCTTAAATTCGTCTCTTGCCCTTTGTCTAAAAAGGGTACTTAATATCTCTTTCATTCTGCTAAATATACCCATCTATTCCACCGTCACAAGCTCGACATTTTTTATATTTGTTTTTATGTCTGCTTGCATTAGATCACTGTTTACGCTTATCTCTACAATTCCGTTGTGCCATGCTACCTCTGTAATGTTATCTACATGTAACAGTACATTCCCGATTTTTATGCATCTTACATCTTTTAGATTTATCATCATTGTTTTTGTCTCCTTTACGCACTCTCTCCACGTCTCATGCTCATTGGACTTGTCGCATACCTTAATGCATCAATAAAATGGTCGTTGCCGTCTGGATAATCTGCCTTGATTTCTCCGTTTTCATCTACCTCATGCTCGTAGCTTATTACCTCTTCATACAGCCGTGGAGTTCTCGCAGGGTCTATGACTAATGTCCTGCACTGTAGCCATTCATAACTGTACTTACGGCTACCCGGATATACATTTGTTTTATTTGCAACAAGTCCTGCATCTCTAAAGTCTAAGATGCTTTCTATCTCGTCAGCACCGCAGGATATAGCATAGTCGTTGTATCCTCTGTCTATAATCAACTGTGACATTGCGGTATTGCGGATTTTTTGACCGCCCAACTCGTCTATGCACAAGATTTTTTGTGATGCAGGCATATATGCACAACGTACAAAAGCTTTCGGGTCTGGATAGTATCCCCAGTCCTGCCCTTGATATATTTTTTCCTGCCTTGCTATTTCTTCGTCCGTGATCGTGCGGATTTCCAGAAGCTCAAAGATATTTGTTCCCAGTCCTACAGGGATTCCCAGATACTCATGCTTGTATGCACGTTCATTCGTTTCTTTTAAGTAGTCTGCATCGACATAGAACTGAGGTCCTAACCACTCCGCAGGAACCGTTGTATAATTGCTCTTATGCCTATAGCTGTCCTCTCTTGCTTCTGCTACATACTTATTTGCCCAATTATTTACACTGATTGGTGGGTTAAATGTCTTAAATACAACAAACTTAGGACCACCACGCAATATAGATTGCTGTACTGTTCGGATTTCTTCAATGCCTGCGAACTCGTCTAATTCCTCGAACCATAAATATTTTATATATCCTTTAGACACCTTTACAGACTTTGACTTTTTAGCTTTGTCAAGACCTCTGTACAGTATCTTTTGTCCTGTCGGCTTGTATGTGTGTTGCATAGGACTTACAGACGATTCCCACAGATCAGAAACACCTAACGCATCTATCGCCCATTCTATCTGTTCAAACACTGATGATCTGCAAGTATCTTTTACCTTTCGATAGACCGCGGCATTTGTAAATTCTCCGTTGGTTTCATCTTGCATCATGCCCAACACAATCTCCACGGACACAAACGAGGACTTACAAGAACCACGACCACCATACAAATCATAATAGGTATGCTTGCCGTCTTGAATGTCCCAATGCACCCTATAAAAAGATGGGGCGATCACATCCGTCAAATTAACCATGCAACCGCTCCTTACTCTCTAGGAATATTATTTACTATTGTAATTCCCTCTGTCTTATTCTCTTCCTGCTTCTTGTCTGCATCCCAGTGTTTAAAGTTGTTTCTTAAGTTAAATTGTGCCCCAGAACTTCCCTCTTTGTCGTACAATCTGCCCTCTGCATACTCTTCCACTCTGCTTTTCGCCCGTGTGATTGTGTCAAGAAACTCTTGTTTTTCGTTTTGGTAATACAACAAATCCGCTCTAGATGTAAAACCAAGATGCAAAGCCAATCCGGTAATTGTTGGAGGTTTCCTGTTAATCATAATAGGATAGCCGCTTTTATTTCTTACTATCTTACCATCTTCTTTTAATACTTCGCCCTCACATAGTTTAAAGTACTCATCTATCTTTTTTTGCATCGTTTTGACACTCTTGTATTTAGGCGGTCTGCCACCTGCTCCCATTGTCTCACGTCCTTTCGTTTGCATACACCTTTGTTGTCGGTCCTGCTGTCTTGTAATCATCACATACAGTCAAATATCTGTCTCTTATCAGTCTCTTGCCGTTATCCTTAGTGCAGTACATAATCCCTCTGTCAGATAGTGTGTTCTTGCATCCTGCACAGCACAGGCTTTTATCTTCCATCCTGCACCTCTTTCTTGTACTTACTGCATACACACATATGACTACACTTTATGTTTACCAGTACCACTTCTGTTTTGTTCTCTGGGATTGCTCTTCTCTTTGTCTCCGTCACGATCTCGCAGTACACGCAATCGTTACAGCAATTCTTTAGTTTGTTATTAATCAAAAAAGACACCTCCCGACTATGGTTATTATCTAAGATAATTATACCATGGTGGAAAGTGTCTTTGTTTACACTCTTTTTATTTAATTCTTTTACCATCTTTCCATATTTTTTATTAGCTTTCAGTTTTTCTTATCCTTTTTATCCTTTACATACTCTTTATGCTCTTCTAAAAATTTCCCGAACATTTCTTTTTCTGCCTTTTCTCTCGCTTCTCTTGCATCTTCTTTATTTGCGTATCTGCCCAAGTAATAATTCTTACCCTTAAATTGTATCTGTGCCACCCATTTATTTCTGCTTTTATCCCAAGACACCCCTTTTATTCCAGAAGTGTTCGTCTTTGGTTTCTTCATCGTCAGACTTCTTATACTCGTTCCGTCAATGCACTGTTTCTTTGTTTCTGCTGCCATCCTTTTCCCTTGTTTTATCTCGTGCGGTTTTCTTAGGCATCCGCAACTTTTTATCCTGCCGCTTGTCAAACTTCCGCTATTAACAAAGCTTATTTTCCCACAATCGCATATGCATTTCCAAATAATAGAATCGTTTGATGCTTTTCTTTCTGTTGGCTCTATTGCTGTTAGCCTGCCAAATTTTTTACCAGTTAAGTCATTCATCTTTATTTTGGTAGTGCATCCACAATCTTTTCCTTTTTTTATTTGTTCTGCTCGTGTTATGTATATTTTCCCACAAGCAGGGCAGACAACTTTTGCCATTGTTCTTTTGTTTTCTCTGTAAACTTCTAATATTTTAAATCCATTTACTGTCTTACCCTGCATTTCTAACCATTTTGTTCTCATATTAGAACTCCTGCACATCTGTCACTTTTAAGTAGAAAGCTTCTTCGGCTTCGTCCTCTCCATTATCTGTTGTGATCTCGAAGAAAATCTGTACTTCGCACTCGTTAGAGTCTGTAGCTGTATACACGACATTTCCGTCCTGCTTGATGTCTGCTGTTACTCCATCATCAAATACGCTGTAATATCCAGATTCCATCATGAAGTTATCTAAATCTGCGAAGCTCATTTCCTCGTTTAATAATTCTTTTTTGATTTCTTCTGCGTTTAATTTTTTCATAACTCATATCTCCTTTTCTTTTTGCTTATCTCCTTTAACTGTCTTTATTATACATAAATATTATGTATAAGTCAACACTTTTTTTCAAATAAAATATTTTATTTTTTCATCATCTGTTATTTCTACTTCTATTACATCATTTACATTTTTTCTAAGCATACAGCAAATAGCATTGAGACTTTTCATGTTTATTGGTTCTCCTCGCTTTATCTTTGCAAGTGTTCCCTCGCTTAAATACTTGTTTTTTCTTATTATATAAGAAGTATACCCTTTTTTCTTTAATTCTTCCTGTACATCTAATTTATATTTTATCATCGTTTTCCCTCCTTTTACATTATTATAGCATACTGTTTATTTTACTTCAAGAATTTTATACATAAATTTTATGCACTTTTCTATTGACGTATGCATAATTTTTATGTATAATAAAAGCAAGTTAAAGGTGAACGATAAATCAGAAAGAGGTGTTATCATGAAATATTTTACAGCCAAAAACTTACAAGAACTTAGAAAAGAATACAAAAAATTAATGGTAGCCAACCACCCAGACAATGGTGGAGACGTTGCTACATGTCAAGAGATCACGGCAGAGTATAAGAAGCTGTTTGACATGCTTAAGGCAGGACAGACACCAGAAGAAGAAAAGAAAAATACATTTGATTACAAGGCAGACGAAGCCTTAAGAAATGTTATCAATAATATAGTTTCTTTCGATGGTCTTAACATTGAAGTTGTCGGTTCTTGGATATGGGTAGACGGCAATACATACCCATATAGAGAACAGTTAAAGAAGTTAGGCTTTAAGTGGTCTAAGAATCGCAAAAAGTGGCACTTCTCAACCGAACCATCTGGAAAGTGGCATAAAAAGAAAATGTCTTTCGAGGACATTCAGAAAAAATATGGAAGTGAAAAAGTAAAGACTTCCAACATTTCAAGAATTGCATAGATTGAAAGAGATCCGGAAGAACTCACACGCTCCCAGATCTCTTTTTTATTACTATCTCGTAATCATATCCCATTATACTTAAAAAATCTTTTAGATCGCTTAGGGATACTTTTTTATTATTAAATTTGTTGTTTAGCTGCTGTGGTGTTGACAATCCTAAAAGCTGTGAAGCTTCTGTCATTGTCATGCCGTTTCTTTTTAGTAGTTCTTTGTAGATTTCTTTTAGTTGTTTATTGTCTTCATAAGTAAAATTTATGTTGTACTCCATCAATCACACCTCTTTTCTATTTTTAAATCATTATAGTTTAAAATATGCCATATGTCAAACGAAAAAAGTTTATTTTTACTATTGACATTTAAACTAAAATCATTTATACTCTAGTTAAAGATAAACGAAAAGCATTTAAAAAGGAGTTTGAAATATGAAATATTTAAGAAAAGAAATTGAAAAGTTAGTCGAAAATGAGGACTTCGTTTCTTACGAAGAATTTATTTACGAACTGGAAGAAGAAAAAGAAGAAGTCAAAAAGTATCTTGAATGGAGAGCAAGCGGTGGAAAGATGAACACCGAAACACTTCCAGATGGGTATGTAGAAGCTTGTAAAAAGATTTTAGGAGGGATTGAAAATGAATAAAACAATCGCAAGACACAAATTTTGGTTACATCAAACAGAGTGTATTATTTCCACAGTTTATGTGGAAGTATTACACGAATACCAAACTGTTGTAATGTATATGGATGATTTTGAAGAAATTGATTCTTATACAACTTACAGCAAGCAAGAAGCATTGAAGCTCCATGAGTCACTTGTTGAGCAGTGGAAAGATAGGCTTAATAAGAACAGACTTGTCAAGGCTGATCGTGACAGTCTTGTAATACCTGCATAACATACACCACCCACCCCGGAGGTTACGAGGGTAGAAAAGGAGAACTAGCATGATTAAAATTGTACAGTGGTTAATGAGTTGCGGTTATACCGAAAAAGAAGCCGTTAAAGAAGCAAATTCAATGATTGAACAAAATCGTTGGGATGGTGCTGAAATGTGTTCACGAGAATATGCAATAGAAATGATTTTGGAAGATTTGGGGTGTTTATATGAATAAAATATTATTATCAATCATACTTACAGCGATCATTACCGCAGGTATCACAGCAAACTACATTATCACGCATCAACAGGTAAGCGGTGCAACTGGTAACTATAACGTGCGGATTTTAGATCACAACTTTTTATACAAATAACATTGAGGACCAGAGTTTTTCTGGTCCTTTTCTGAATTTTTCTTGTGCATTAGTAATATAGTATGTATAATTCATTGCAGAAAGAGGTGTTTATTATGGCTTTAAGAGAATGTGTTGTATGTGGAAAGACTTTTGATGGGGCACCAAGTGCAAAATATTGCTCCGAAGAATGTAAAAACGCACCACGATATACAAATGAATTTAATGGAGAAAAGTGGGGAAAATTAACTATCATAGATGCTTATAGAAAAAAAGGAAGAGTTTATGCCATTTGCAAATGTGAATGTGGAAATACAAAAACTATAAGATACGATGCTTTAACATCTGGTCGAACTCAATCTTGCGGATGTTTTGCCGAAGCTAATTACTATAAACCATTTGACCTCACTGGTAAAGTTAACGATTATGGTTGCAAAGCAATTAAGCAAATAAGAGTTGGAAATCGGTATAAATGGGAATGTGAATGTTCTTGCGGAAAGCACTACCTAGTTCCTGCCGGACTATTTTACAAACAAATGTCTTGTGGTTGCTCACATCAAAGAAGTGCCAGAGAAAACCTCAAAAAGGCTGCGGAAACATGTGAACAAGGATATATAGAAAATACATCCATTATATCAATCAAACCTAGAAAAATGTTGCGGAATAACACATCTGGAGTTCGTGGTGTTAGTTGGGACAAAAATCGGCGAAAATGGGCTGCTACAATAGTATTTAAAGGCAAAACATACCATTTAGGAAGATACAACAACATAGAAGATGCAGCCGCAGTTAGAAAAGAAGCAGAAAACGCTCTGTTTGGAGATTTTCTTAAATGGTTTCAAGAAGTGTATCCAGAACGATGGGAAAAATTCAATAAAAAGGCAAAAAAAGAAGAAGCAGATTAAACCCCTGCTTCTTCTTTTACATTCTCTAAATTTTCTTTTAACATCTGTACACACTCATTGAATCCATCCCTTTTACCGCATAGATACATATTATAACCTCTGTAATCGTCCATAGGCGGTATTAATGTACATAGGGTATATAAGTCTTGCTTGTCCATTTTAAACTCCTTAAAATCCTGCAATTATCGCACAAAATACAGTTGATAACACACATACATAAGATGATAACATTGCAATTAATATATTGCTCACTTTTTAGCCATCCTTTCTAGCATTTCGCAGGTACACGTTAGCCTGTTAACCTGTTGGCACTTTTCTAAATACATCTTATCCATATCTTTTATTGCCTGCGGTATTAGTCCTATATCTTTGTACTCTATAAGCTCTTTTAATGCTTTCACTATAACGTAGTCCAATGGTGTTACAATATTAGCTTTATAAGCTTCTAGTGCGTTTCTGACATCATCAATATCTAATCGTGTTTCTTTTTCTTGCTGATACATCACATTTGCTCCTTTCCGTATAGTTTGTCGTATTTCTCACAAATATTATCATATTCAATTGCCATGAGATCAATTTTTTCTTGTCTTTTTTTCATCCCATTGATTTGATTGGGTGTTAATTCTGTTTCTTTGTACTGTATAAGCTCTTCAAATGCCATCACTGTTATTTTGTCCAATGGAGTTTTTACAATGGCTTTATAGGCACTTAGTGCGTTTCTGATAACATCAAGATTTAGATTCTCTGGTTCTTCAATCTCTTCCATTCTTTCAAACATCTCATACATCGTAACACCCAATGCTCCTGCTATAGTCATAAGATTAATGTGTTTTGGTTCTTTTTCCCCAAGTTCATATGCTTTAATATCAGTGACTGTATAACCGCATCTTTCAGCAAGTTCTTTTTGTGTCATTCCTTGTGCTTCTCTGGTTTTCTTTATTGCTTTAGCTGTACTAATCATTTTCTTCCCCTCCTGTTCCTGTTCAAAGCATTCCGTTTCATAAATTTTTCTTTAGATAACGACTTGTAATAAGGATTTTTCCTTTTGATAACGTTCTTCTCTGCCTTACAATCGTCTTGAAACTGTTTATAGCCGTCACATAGGGTATGGCAATTATAAGCTCTTCCTGTGGCTTCTGTGCACCCATAGCACGGATTATCTTTCCCTCTCATAATAACGCCCCTTTATAACTTGATAACTTTTTGTCCTCTGTCATACTGATTAAGTATTTTATCCAACACTTTTATTGCTTCTTCTCTTGTTTCACATTTCTTGATAGTGTATACATTATATAATGTCACACAACTTACCTCATATCCATTTACTGATTCAGAAACATATAACCTAACGGCATGTTGCATATTTATAGCCGTTGCATCATCAATTTTTATTAACACTTAAGACCTCGCTTTCTCCCCAGTCTAACCGATTCCCACACTCACAAACTTCTGTCCATTCCACTACATAGCTTTTACATTTAGGACATCTGTATAACGCAACGTCCTGCTTCTTTAAATTTTTATGTCGTTCTCTTATCGGCAGGCTGTTAAATACAGCACCGATGTGTTCATAATCTTCTAACGTCATTGTAATCGTATCTCTTGCTTTAGCGGACTGGCAGAAACCACTGCCTACCAGTCCTAAGAAAACACCTATGATAACAAGTAAGATTTTTAGTATCATTCTTTCATCTCCACTTCTTCTAACATCTTTTTATAGTTTTCCTCTACCTCTTTATTAGTAGCTACTCCATAGGCAATTTTGTTCGTTATACAAGGTTCTTGATTTTTAAAAATACAAACAGGGCATACTCTTTTACGGCAATAATCATTTAAATCTTTTTCCTGTTTTCTTCTTTTTGGATTCATGTCACAGGTCATTGTTGCAATAACTATCCCTGTCTTTGTATCTGTCACTACCATTTTTGCTTTTTCAGAACGATAATAAGTATTTGATTCTAACGCTCCGACATCCATCTTGTTTTCATTGATTGTCTTTTCTATGCTTTCTAAAAAACACTGTGCTACCTGCTCCGCTATTGTCATAGTCGTTCTCCTTTTCAATCTCCCATTTACCGTAGTAACCTTTTGTCATTTCCTTTAGCTGTGTCAGTGCCATGATGAAATTTTCAAGTTCGCAGGTATCCGTAAAATTTATTATCACTTCACTGCCTGTTTCTTCTTCCATGGTAACTGGTCCACCAACAGTTCTCCTAAAATTTAATGTTACGTGCAAACTATTGTGTTTTTCTGTTCTCATGCTTGCTCTTATACAGTCCACATTTTTATCAGCTCGATTTGAATATATTTTCATTCTCCCACCTCTAAATCTTTCGCAAGCTTGAATCCTGTTCTCCCAACATTTCTAAGATTTTCTTTAATTAGCGTCTTTTTCGGTGTCCTGTTTCTGTCGTACCAGTTCCAGTCGTTGTCCTCTCTTGCTTTTTTCTTTGTTTCATAACTTTTCTCATACTGATATTCTTCTTTTGCCATCTCTAGGCAAGCAATCATGTAATCTATTTGTTTGATAACGTCCATGTTCTTTCCTCCTACTTGATAACATACAGTTCTGCATCTACTACTTTTGCAAACGTTGGTTTCATGCCGTTTTCTTCGATATATTTAACAACCAGATCATTTATAGCATTTTCACACTTTTCGTAGGCTTCTTTGCTGTCTATATCTTCTATGTACCAATCTTCGGCAAATTCTCCTACATCATCATATACAGCATTGTGTAAATCTTCTAGTATGCTTGTTAGGTCTACCCGTCTTATATCCACTTCTTCTACTTTTCCAATCCAGATAGCTGTACCTGCTTTGCATCCCATGTCTTTAGCTTCTTTGATACATTCTTCTATTGTGTCAAAATCTGTGCTGTAATGATCGCTATATTCTTCTGTTGACCATGCGTAGCTCATGTTATCACTCCTTTACCACATAAGTTGTCCGTTTTCTGCTACCTTAAATTCTCTTTGCCCTGCAACATTCTTATCTTCTATCCACCACAGAAATACTTCTTCTCCAGATTCCCACTGTGTAGGGAGATTCTTTGCTTTTCTTGCTTCTAACATCCTGTCAAATGCTCTGATATAATTTAGTTTGAATGTTGGAAAGTCGTAAAATTCCTTTAATCTTCCTTTTCTGCCTGCCATTGGGCAACCGATGCATCCAACTCTTTTATATCCACATTGATACAGTTCATTAGTGCATATATGTTCTTGATCTATGTAATTCCATATATCTTTCTCTTTCCAGTCAACAATAGGATTTACGGTCATTTTTGCTTTCTGCATGCACAATTCCGTGATTCTTCTTTTGGAATCATTATCATTGCTAAGCATTACTGTATTGAATTTTTCTGCTGTCTTTTTACTACTTCCGATTCTTTCGAACTCATCCCACATATTTTTTCTTTTTGTGCTTTCGTCCCATCTAACACCTGTTGCAATATATCTTCCATTGGCATTGTTTTCCTTAAGCTCTTGGCAACAATATCTTACTAGCCGTGTAGGTGGCATAAGTTTCTTAGGAATGAGATTCCACATTGTGATTCTGGTTCCGTCTGGTTTCCTTGGATAGTTAATACTGCACTTTATCCCCCCCCTCTTCCAATTTCTTGAAATTGTCACGGACATGCCACACTGTTTGTGGTGCATCCGCTGTGGTGTGACTGTGCTGTACTTCAAAAGGAACTCCAGAACGTTTGAATAGTTCTAACAATACATCTGAGTCCTTGCCACCGCTGTATGTACAGATAAGTGGTTGTTTGTAATATTCAAGACTCATTTCTGATGCTGTTTTGATTCTTTCTATTGCTTTTTGTTCTAAGTCCATTGATACTCCTTTACTTCATTATGTTTCTAATCTTCAACATAATAATCACGTATAAATTCTTCGTAGCTCATAATACGTTTGCTGCAGTCCATACATCTCATTGTTTTGTTATAACTAAATAAATCTATGACTTCACTGCTTTCCATTTTTCCATCAAAGCTATATGTGTCAGTTCCATTTGCTTTAAACTTTGCAAACATTCCACGATCACTTCCACAGTATGGGCATTTTGTTATTTTCTGCATATTTCAACCCCCATTTCTTTTAATCTTTTCTTGGTCATCTCTTTTAATAAATCATGGTAACATTTGTCACATAAGAAGATTGTACGCTTCTGATCTGTGCCGAAAACGATTCTTTTCATTCCTTTATCTTCTGCAAAATCTTTTTCGCACTCTATACAACTGCCGTGTCTGTCTGAACCTTTTAATGTGTTTATATCAACTATTTTCATTGTTTTTCCTCCTTTACTTCATCATGCTTCTGTATGGCTCAAAGAAATCTTCTTTTCTTAACTCCATTTCACATTTAAGACAAATGAATTTGCTTTGTATTTTCATATCTGAATTTATTTGTATATACTCTCTTCCAACATCTTCATTGAATAACAAGCTATTACAATATTTGCATCTTGCTACCGGCATTATTCTCTCCTTTCAATCGGCACGATCTTTCCTTTCTCATACCTGCAATAGCTACCGTCTTTGCTAATGTACGGAGACATAAACCCTGTACTTGTTCTGCCTGCTCCATCTTCAAAATACCAATAAACAATCCTTGTTGAGTTGTCATAAGATAAGATGTTGTTAATATTAATTAACGCTGCACTCTGCTGTGTATCACTTTCATCCTTATATGTATTACTTTCTTTCTCCTCGCAACCTGCCAACATGCAACTCATTATTGCTATCGAAAACACAATAAATAATATTTTTTTCATCAACTTTACCCCACATCCTTGATATTAAGTTCTGCCGTTGCCGGTATAAATCTCATATATCCTGCATCTCTTATAATCTCGTTTTCTGTTAAATCAACAATCTGTTTCTTTTCTTTTTCTGATTTAACCACAAGGTAATAATGTTCATCTCTCACACCCATACACACCTCTCCAATTTTGAAGTGACTTAATGTGTATGTTTTAATACTTGGTCTTTTTGCATTAATCTTCATCTTCTTCCTCGCTTTCAAATTCTTCAATCTCTCGCCATGCCAAAACACTTTTATCGCTATAATATCTAATTTTACTGTTACGGTTTCTCCATCCGTGAGAGTCATGCCATGTTCTGTGAATGCACCCATCTTTTATAGAAACTAAAACTTGTTTATTATCTTCTGGCAGATCATCTGGATTCTTTCTTAAGTCGTGCCATCTATATTTTTGTTGCTTATTGAACAACCATGACACTACATTTAACACCTGCTTTTTTGTGATACTGTTTATTGTCGCTGCATCTAACACCTGCTGTATTGCTTCATATTTTTCATCTTCCGTAAACTCCTTTGAATCAATTTGCATAAATACTGCGAACGCTTTTGTAAAATTCATTCCTCTCCCACACTTTCTACCCCAAAGATGTATTTAATGATTCTGTCTCTTCCTATTGACTCGATCGCATCAAATACAAGTTGTTTTGATGTGAATACCACCGCTCCCTGTGGTCTGTAATCGGCCCACACATCATAATCAAGTTCTTCATTGTATTCATCATGCAAAATGAAATAACTATCTTCGAGTGTTGGGTCATTGTGTTCCTTTGCATATCGTTCAAGTTCAACTTCTACTTTTCTTTTTTCTCTGGCAAGCCACGCTGACTCTTCTGTGAAAAAGACGTTTCCTAATTCCCATCTTCCTTCATCTAAAGAATCATTCGTCCACCTGCTTTGTATAACAGCTCCATCATTACTAATACAAAAATATTCTTCTGATTGTCGTGGTTTCCTTACCTTTACACCCTGTTCCTTGTCTGGTTTTTCTCCATTCATCTTCCCAACGAGTCTGTAAAACTCTTTTTCTTCTGCTTCTGTTAGATTTTTAATTCCCATATTTAATCCTCCTTATTTGTTAAATAATCTTCTATGGCTTGATCTAAAAATCTACTACTGATAAACCAACAATCAATGTATGTTGTTTTATTTTGTTTGTTATATATCAATAGACTTTTGTTTTTAACATTTTTCAATGTTATTCTCATCATGAGTGTATCTGTATTATTGCTTAACTCATCAACTCCTAAAACCGTGTTTTGTGTAAGTTGATTTAGCTGACTTGTAATACGCTGTAAACACGTTTCTTTACAAATTACTTTGTTCCATGTTGGTTTCAAACATCTAATAGTTGTATGTGTATCGTTTCCCTCATCAACATTTGACAAAATAAAACAATCATCTAATTCTTTTATTTCTTCTCCGCTTATAATTGCTTTCGTTTCTATATTATAAATTTGCATTTCTTACTCCTTTACTGTCCATTCTCTCCCCTGCCGTTAATAGCAGGGGAAATCATGACTTATACAACAAATAATTAAAGAGTTTTGTTGCTTATGCGTTGCGAGGATTCTTATTTAATTGTTCGTGTGGTATATAAAAATCCTGCTGTGCAACAAGCCTTTTCTGGCTTGAGTCTCTGCCTAATAAAAAATGAAAAATAAAAAATCTGAAAATACAAAAAAACATTATTTACAGTTACTTAGGCAGAGAATCAAACCAGAAAAGTATTATTTAGTTTTTATTTCCAATACCCAGAATGTGATGTTACGTGAACAAATCTTCGTTCGTGTTGCTTCTTTTTGAATCGGCTTTGTCGAATCTCTTCCTTGACTTCTTCCACTAATTCATCTTCCCAGAATCTAACAAGATAACCAGGTACTCCATAAATTGCTCCACATTCCTGTACATGTAGCTTTTTAACTACTTTTTCTTTGACCACTTGTTTTCGGAACTCTTTTGTGTACTCTCTTCGCTTTGCTTCGATACCGTATTTTTTCCACTTAAAGATGCTTGATGGGTCTACTCCATATTTTTTAGCAACAGAAGTAACCTCTTTCGTTTCTTCTACTTCTTTAAGGATTTTTCTCTTAAGATCTTTGCTTATTTTTTTATACCCCATCTTTAGCCACCTTTCTGTAGATTGCTACATTTCTGTCTGTTAGGCTGTCGTGTCGTTTACCGCATACCTCAATACGTCCGTCCTGTACTAACTCTGTCAATCGTGGTTGTACCTGCTGCCTTGTCGGTTCTAATACTTTTTTGTGTTTATACAACACCGTTGCGATCTCTCGTGCTGTCATTGCTCCGTATTCGAGTTGTTCTAAAATCAAGATATGTATTGCTTCTTTATTAATCTTTTTGTGGGATTCTCTTCTAGTCTGCTTGGTAATGGAATGGCTTCTAAGTGCTGTTTCATTACCCAAAAAACTCATTTGATACATTTTCCATCACTCCTTTTTCTTACTCTAATTGTTTCTGCATTAACTGCATCTCCAAGCTGTCAAAATCATAGTCTCTTTCACAGGCTAAGATACTTGCAGGATTCCGCTGTGGCTCTGGTGGTTTTTCGTAGTTCTCGTCCAGATAATCCACGTAACCACTGTTAAAGAATGTCGAGCCGTTCTGTGGCTTTCTCCACGAAGCATCCTTTTCTAATCCATCCAGATACCGTTTCAATGCCCTTTGTATGTGTTCCTCTCCTATCTGGTACAACACTTTTTTCTTAGCATCGGATACCTGCCCCTTACCACGTTTATTCGGGTACTGTTTCCAGAGTCTTTCAAAACATTCATTGATTGCTTTTTTGTTCGACTTCTCGCAATTTTCTTTTGATTTCTCGCAAGTTTCCTTTGCGTTTTCCACTGATTGTTCCATTTTTGTTCCATTTTCAACCACCGTGTTTTCCTCGGTAGTTGTTTCTGCAACTTGTCCACAATCTATGTACTTCTGATACTCATTTACTGTGTATATCGTGTATTTATTTGTGCTTTTTGTGGATATGTACCCAGTGTCCTTTAGTTTCTTAAGTGCTGTTCGGACCTGCGATTCTGTCAATCCTGTCTCTGCACTGATTCTCTGGATTGAAGATACAAATTGTCCTGCCTTAATTTCTTTTCCACAGTACCGTTTATCCTCTAAATTTGTATGTAGTAGGCAATGATAAAACAATCTAAATACATTTGTGTTTTCATACCATTCCCAATCTGTATTTATATTTATGTTCATTCACTGCCCTCCTACATTTATTTATCGTTATCCTCATGAATAGTAATTTCTATCCTTGGATTTTTCGAATCTACTCTAAAGTGGTCTATAAATCCTAGTACATACCTCTGTCCGTCTCCGGGGAATGTTCCAGATTCTACTAGACTGTCTAAGACAAATTTCTTAGCAAATGCAACATTGTCTGGATCACGTCTTTTATTTTTTTCATACCATGTAATCTCAACGATCACTGGGAAATTCAATTTCTTTTTGCGTAACCATAACGGTATGCTGTATTTACAGATTCTTTGATTTTTTTTCTTGCAGTCAGCACCTTTATATGCGTTAGTCCTGCATGATCGTGTATAATCGTTTAATCCGTCCAGTCTGCCTTGAATCGTATATGTTACAGCCATGACTTGCCAAACTCCTTTATAAACTCTTCTCTCGTGCCTATTTTCTCTTCAAATGCCTTTTGTGCCATCTTCTTATACATAAGGTCATATCTGGCATTTAAATGTGCGGATTGTTTACCGCCTGTGTGATGTTCGTGGCACAACGGAATCACTAAGTTATATTTATCAGCTTTCTTCCTGTTTGCTGTCCCATGTAAACAGTGGTGTATCTCTACATAAGGACTTCCACATAATTTACAATGCTCCATATCATCAACGATGATTGACTTTTTCTTTCTCAATCTTAAGTCCCCACCTTTCTTCCATTTCTTTTATCTCCTGCGGTGTTGCTGTCTCAATTCCAAGCTCTTTTGCTTCTTCCACCGTTCCTTTTATCAATTCAGACATTTCCTTTGTGTCGTATGTATGGCTACCACGCATCACTAAATTGATTCTGAACAACTTACCTGCCTTATTGGTAGTTGTACTGGCTGTCGGTTGTAGGTGGCAAAATTCAAGATCGTACACTTCTATATCGTTATCCAACGGAAGTGATACAAGAGAACCGTTTATGATCTCATGCTGTCCGTACTCTGCTATGAGTTTGTTCTTTATGTATACCTTGCTGTTATCTGTAGTTTCTGCAATCTTTCCAACTAGAACGTGAAAGTATGCATTAGCATCTAAGCTCCTGCCCTCACGGTACTGAACAACCTTAAGCCGACATTCTTTGTCTTTTAGTCGGTCATATTCCCCTCGTATGTCTTTTTCACACACAAGGGAAATAACCTGCTTGCCACTTTCAAAATCAATGGATATATCATGGATTCTGGCTTTAGTCTCCATCTAATCAGCTCCAAATCTTTCTTACATTGGCTTTATCTTTGTTTGCTACGATATACTGATATTCTCCCTCAGTAATTTCTGAAATAGACTTATGATGATAAGATGCAAGAATCTTGTTAATATCAAATGCCATTTCATCACATAAGCTTAAAAGTGTGTCCTGCTTGATTTTTGAAATCTTCATAGCTCTGATTGCATCCGCATTGTTATCGTCTGCTTGCTTGTCCGCTCTTGCTTTGCGTTCTTTCTGATTTTCGTCCGTATCAGCATCTTTTGTATCATCTAGTAAGAAGATTCCATTTAAGGCATACTTACGTGCATAAGATGATGCCGTTCCTGTTATCTGAGAATCATCCATTCCCTTTTTATTAAGTGCTTCTCTTGCAAGTGCTGATGTTTCTACCCATTCTCCAGTTTCGGTGTCCCATACCTTTACAGTAGCCTTTACATACACACGATCTCCTACCGCCTGCACATCATCTGTTATGTACATTGACATTTTGTTTTCTGCTAGAAGCGGTTTAACCGCTTCTAGGATTCCCTCTGCGTTTCTGTATTTGTAATTTCCAAAAGAATTGTACAGATTCTTAGGTGCTTTTAATGTCGTTTGTATGTGCATCATTTTTTCATGTATTCCCATGTTATCTATCTCCCCTCTGGTTCATATTCTCCGTTATACGGAATTACGTTTCCCTGCTCGTCACACTCTTTCACGCTGCATACATCATCAAAACGAGCTTCTTTTAGTTCCTCTAATTCCTTTTTGAATTTTGGATTTCCTGTAAACACGTCCCACATATACTCTAGTAGCCATGTTTTATCTTCTTCATTGTTTCTTGCCTGCTTCCAGATATATTCTGTTGCATCTTCTTCTGGGATCACTGTCCCATATTCGTTTGTGAATCCTGTTACGATCATTCCTGCTCACTCCCTGCTTCTCTTAGAATCTCTTCTACATCAAATTCTTTTTCCTGTGGCTCTTCTTCCTGCATTTTTTCTTCTAACATGTTAATCAGTAATCTAGTGGTTGCAATGCACGCCATATTTTCCATAAATACCAGTGGTTCTGGGTTGTTAGAAATTCTATTATCTAAAACCGAAGTCGAAACACGAGTTAATTCGTCTTCACTGTACGTCCAACAATCTCCGCAAAAGATGTTTCTAATTACTTTTTCATAGTAGTCTGTCAACACTGTTGCTAACTTTTTGTCAGCTTCTGCGTTTTTTTCCTCTGTTACATTCTCTTGTCGTGTGTTGTTGATTCCATCAACGATAATATTTTTAACCGTATCCTTAAATTCTTTTTTTGTAATAATCATTGTCACATTCTCCTTTTCCTGCTATACTGTTGTTATGCATTTTTTGTTAAGCACTTTAGACCTGCACGTCTGGGTGCTTTTTTTATTTCCATCCTTTACGCTCCATTTCGATTTCTGCCAGACCTGCGATTGTACAGACCGGCATGAATACAAACGGTGTGATTCCAAGACCTGTTAAAACAAGTCCCAAAACCATAATCATTGTTCCTGCTCTCACATCATTTCTCCTCTCAATGCTCTGTTTTCTTCTCTTTGTTTCCTTGCTCTCCATTTTTCAAACAACTCAGTGTCAAAGAAGATTGGGGAATTTTTCTTAGCACCTTTTTGTGCAAAGTCTTGTCCACGTTCCCGATAAGCTTCATCCAGAAACGACCTCGGGAACCCCATCTTGACGAGTTCTGACATTCTCATGATTGGCTTATCGTATTTCATACTCGCTCCTTTCTTACTCTTCGGATGATTCCTTGAATCTATCCTGCATCTTCTGTTTTCTTTTCTTGTCTCTGTAGTTGCTAATCAGCACAATTACAATTTCTGTTGCAACAGTTCCAAAAGCTCCTACGAACAAACCAAGGTAATATGGCTGTATATACATCTACTCACTCTCCTATCTTGTCGATAAGTTCTTTTAACTCTTTAACCTCTTCATCCTGTTTGGTTAATCCAAACTTATCGCAATTCTTGTAAAGCATTTCTGCTATTTTCTTCAAAAGTTTCTTAGTTCTTTTTAACACCTACTCACTCTCCTCTAAAAAATAATCTACTGTCACGCCAAAGTAATCTGCTAATGTTTTAATGCTTTTTAATCCCGGTTTGATTCTTCCTGCTTTCCAGTCAGAAAACAAAGAACTTGTCATTCCTGTATCTTTTGATACTCGGTAGTCCGTAATACCTTTTTTATCTCTTAATTGACAATATCTTTCATAAACCAAATTTTTCACTCCTTTCTTCTTAAATCTATTGCTTTTATCTCGGTTTAGTGATATATTGTGATTAACGAATTATTTATCACTTGATTTAACGAGTCACTCGCCAAACCGACTCGCTTTTACCTCGCTCATCCGAGCTACAAGTGTATATTAGCACGTTCTGACGAGGTAGTCAAGGGTTTTATTTCGTTGTGTCGAATTATTTTTTATAAAAAGGGGCAACGCTATGTATGAAATTTTTGAAAAATTGTTAAAAGGACGTGGCATAACAGCCTATCGTTTTTGCAAAGACACAGGAGTTTCAACTTCTACAATCAGTACTTGGAAAAAGAAAAATTCCAAAATTGGTATGGATTTAGCAGAAACGATTTCAAATTATTTTGGAGTATCTATTGATTACCTCATGACAGGAAAGGAGGATGAACAGAAAGGAAAAGATAATACTGTCGATCTCAAGCAAAAATACAGGGAGCTTGAAGAACTTTTAAGAAGTGACTCAATGAAACCTGTTCGTTATGATGGTAAACCTGTCAATAACGATACGATAGATTTATTGCTAAAACAGATTGAGATTTCACTTGCAATGCTAAAAAAATAAACAGGAGGGTTATGTATGAGAAAAAATCAAATCAAAAATACAGTAAATGATTTGATTGAAACATACGGTACGAGAAATCCATATTTACTTGCTAGTTACCTTGACGTAACAATCCAGTATGGAGACTTAGGAGAACTGCAAGGATGCTACATGAAAATATGGGATAAGAAATTTATTTATATCAACGATAGAATCGAGGATGATAAGCTAAGAGATACTGTTGTCGCTCATGAATTGGCACATAGTATTATGCACAATGAAGATTATTATTTTTTCAGTTATGGTAAACAGTTTCAATCAAACAAAACTGAAATTGAAGCTCACACATTCGCAGCGGAGCTTTTGATACCAGATGAAACGATTATCGAACATCCGGGATATACGCTCGATCAATTATCATCGTTAACCGGATATGCTGAAAGATTAGTCAGCTTCAAAAGACTTTAATTTTTTTCTTTTTTGTTTTATTTTTTCTTTTTAATTAAATATAAATATTAATTATTATAATACTATATAGGTTATATATAACTATAGTCTTTAGATACTATATATTTATATAAATAAAAGAAAATAAAAATACACTAAAAACGTTGATTTGTCAATCACAAATTTCAAAAACTTTTTGCACGGTGCTGAAAACCGCATAAAACCGTGGTTTCTTGGACTTTTAAAAAAGAAAATGCATAGTTGATTGATATTTGCCTGTCATTTGCCTGCGATTTGCCTGTGATACTACTATGCAAAAAGTCCTACAAGCCGCATAAAACCGTGGGTTCTAGCCTGCGATTTGCCTGCTATTGTGGTTGTCACGTTGCTTGTTATACATTATAAGAGGAGGGATGTTACATGGCATTAATAACTTGTACTGAATGTGGGAAAGAGTTCTCTGAAAAAGCTTCTGCTTGTCCAAATTGTGGATGCCCAACAGAGGAAATCTTAAAAGAATTAGCTACTGTTTCTACTGCTGATAATGAAGTTCCGCAGTATGAAATTGATGAAAAAACGATTGATATTGCTATAGAAAAAGGTATTGTTAATGAGCCTAGTGATTTAATTATCACAGCAGGTAAATATACAGATAGTGGTTTTCTTTCTACACTAACACATATACTTTATGTAGCAAAAGACAGCTTCTATTTATGCCGTTTTGATAAGGCAGAAGAGAATCCAAAAGAAGATATTATTGTCAAACTGGATTATACAAATGATGCTATTAATCAGTTAACTTATGATTATGAAATGCGTAAATTTAACGGTAATTTTGGTTTTAATGCAAGCAAAATCAAAGCGGATAAAGACAGGTCTAGGGATGCTTACTATGAGATTTTGAAAAAGGTAGACAGCAAAAAAGCCGAAGATTTTTATAAGATTTTTTATCTGGATGCACCATACTGTCCTAAGTGTCACAGCTTGAATATAGGATATGAGTTTGTGCAGGACTCAGCTAAAACAAAGGGGAAATCTGAGGTCCGTAAAAAGAGTGTTGTGACTCGTGCAGGTAACAGTCTGGGACGTGCAGGTATGATCGCAGCGACTGGCGGTCTGTGGGCATTAACACCTAAAAAGTCTAAATACAAAGAAAAGAAATCATCCAAGACAGATATTAACAGTAAACAAATGGCAATTTGCCAAGACTGCGGTAAATCTTGGGAAGTTAAATAACAATAAAAAAGGACCGTACCACGCCAAAATAGGTACAGTCCAAAGCACTATCTAATATAAATACAAGGTAGTTATCATACAAGATAGTACAGCCAAACACCTATATTGTATCATGACTACATCAGTTATGCAAGAACGCAAAAAGAGCCACCGTTAGAAGACTAAAAAGAACGGTAACCCTTTTCCATAACATCGTAAAATTTTAATATAGAAAATTCCGTATCTATTGTAACACATTCATATTATTTTGCAATGTTATAAAATCCACTCTTGCATGGCTGTTATTTTTGTACCCATTTTGTGATTTTGATTATTAAAAAAGGAGTGATACAATGGCAACAGCTAAATTTAGAAAAGGAAAAGATGGTTACTATTCTACCAACGTGTGGGATGGCACATACAAGGATAACGGTAAAAAGAAATACAAACACCTGCGATCTCCAAAAAGCTCTAAGGACCTTGAAAAGAAAGTAAAAGAATTTGAACGATTAAGGGATGAACGTCGTGGAATCATTGAAACTGACATATTATTTATTGAATATGCTGTACAATGGAGACATTTATACAAAGAATTTAGTCGTGCTAATAATACAAACAAAATGTATGAAAACATTATCAACGTACATTTTATTCCGATAGCTTATACCAAATTGCAAGACATTGAGCGAAAACATTTCCAATTGCTATTAAACCATGCTACAGGGCATCCACGAACTCAACAGCAGATTGCTATGACATTCAAGCAAATATTGCGTAGTGCTGTACGTGATCGTATTTTCTCCGCTCAAACATTCGCAGACGTTTTTGACGATTTTGAGGGAATCAAATACAAAGCAGAAGAGCAACGTGCTTTGACACCAGACGAACAGAGAGCCGTTTTTACGGCAGATTTTAAACCAATGGACAAATTGTATGCCTACATCCTTTACGGCTGTGGATTAAGACGTGGTGAAGCTCTGGCACTAACAGAAAATGACTTTGACCTAGAAGCTCACACGGTATCTATAACTAAATCTCACGACATATCAGATAATATCCCTTTTGTAAAAACGGTAAAAAATATAACTAACGGAGAAAGAACACTCCCGATTCCTAACAGTGTATTTGATTATATAGCCGACTATATAGCTATGTTGAGAAAAGAGAAAAGAAAATATCTTTTTGTAAATCAAAACTACAAGCCTATGACAAAATCTGGTTTTAGGAGAATGTTCGACAGAATATTAAAAGCTATGCAGGCAGTCAGCCCAAGTGTTATCGAGGGATTGACAAGCCATGTTTTCAGACATAATTATTGTTCTTGCTTATGCTACCAGATTCCAATTATCAGTATTAAGATGGTGGCTAAGTTAGTTGGAGATTCAGAAGAAGTTGTAATGAAAGTATACAACCATATCATGATGGAAAAAGAAGATAAAGTGTCAGCTGTAAATAATGCATTAAGTTTCGTAGATTTGGAACAAAAAATGGAACAACCAGTGGAACAAAAAATGGAACAGCTACAAGATTTATTATCATGGCTTTTTAAGAATGTTTCTGGAACAAAAATGGAACATGGAACACGTATGGAACAAATACTTCCTTAAACTTTTAAATACTTTCGGTTACTTTAAGGGTATGATTTTTAGACAGGTCATACCCTTAAAAACTGTATAAATACAAGAAAAGCACGGTATTTAGCCATTTGGCAACCGTGCTTTTTAAAGTGAGCGTGCGGGGATTCGAACCCCGGACAACTTGATTAAAAGTCAAGGGGTCAAA